TGGCGGTGTTGAATGTATTGATGCTATCAAAAGCAGTCTTAGTCCAGAACAATTTAGAGGGTATCTCAAAGCCAGTATTATTAAATATCTATGGCGGTATGAGAAAAAGAATGGTTTAGAGGATTTAGAAAAGGCAGATTGGTTTTTAAGAAAATTAAGATACGAGGTAGGGAATGAGTAAAGGCGACTGGCCAAGACCTGTAAATAAAAAGAAATTTGACGAAGAATTCGATCGAATATTTAAGAAAAAGAAGGAGAAAAGAAATGATAAAGATACTACAAGGTAATTGCTTAGATAAGTTAAAAGAATTACCAGATCAATCAATTAATACCTGTATCACAAGTCCGCCCTATTGGGGTTTAAGGGATTATGGCGAGGACAAACAACTTGGTATGGAAGATACACCAGAAGAATTTGTTAATAACCTGGTTGAAGTATTCAGAGAAGTTAAACGAGTTTTGCGAGACGATGGTACTGTTTGGCTTAACTTGGGTGATACATATTCAGCTACTAGATGGAGCAATACACCAAGCACTACAGGGATAAGTCAATCTTATAGCGATATAGTTTTGCAAAAGAAAACAAAATTGCCAGACAAAAACCTAGTTGGAATCCCGTGGCGAGTGGCGTTTGCTTTACAACAAGATGGTTGGTATCTCAGACAAGATATTATCTGGCACAAGCCAAATCCAATGCCAGAGAGTGTCAAAGATCGTTGTACTAAAGCACACGAATACATATTTTTATTGAGTAAAAGTCCTAAATACTATTTTGATAATGAAACTATTAAAGAGGAATCAAAAACTAAATGGAACAGTAATAAGATTAGCAAACAAATCAAAATAATAGAAACCAATAAAATGGAAAACTTTAGGCAAGGAAAAGGGCATCACCCAGATAAAGTTCAATCAGGTAGAAATAAGCGCTCAGTTTGGACAGTTACCACTAAACCATTTAAAGGCGCACACTTCGCAACTTTTCCAATGGATTTAATCGAGCCATGTGTCTTAGCTGGGTGTCCTGAGAAGGCTTGTGTTGCTTGTGGCAAACCTTATGAACGAGTTATTCAAAAACAAAAATCATTGAAGGTAGAAAGAAACAAAAGAAGTGGTACAGATGATAGAAAAATTGGTGGAGTATTAGATAAATATAATAGAGAAAATCCACCAATAGATTTAGGATTAGAAAAACAATGTAATTGCGAAACCAATGAAACAAAATCTGGCACAGTTTTAGATCCTTTTGGCGGTAGTGGTACGACAGGCATTGTCGCTAGTAACCATAATCGTAAGGCAGTTTTAATTGAATTGAACACAGAATATATTGAAATTGCCAGACAAAGAATACAAGATCAAGGTGGATTATTTACCGATTTAGAGATACTTGGCGGATAATATGGGTTATCGACCTAAGAAACCCATGTTATCCGCGAAGGATAATACGTGTTATCCCATATCCATACATGTTTACATGTTTAAGAGAGGAATCGCTAGGGCGATTCCCTCTTTTTGAGAGTAAGAATGAATAAAGATTTTTGGTGGGTAAATTCGAGTGCGGAGAGTAGCGATAGCACGAGTGCGGAAATTAGTTTTACGTTAGCGATGAAGTATCGAGATGTGAGCAAGTTTAAGCGTGTGGTGTGGTATTGGTATCGTGAGAACGTAGCGAGGAAAGATCTGAATAGTTCGAGTAAGCTCGTGCTTTGGGCAATTTGTGAGCGGATGCGTTATGAGAGTATGAGTATGCGTGATGCTTATGCGTACGTGGGGAAGATGTTAGGGTTATCGCGCGTAAGCGTGAGTAAGAGCGTTTATGCGTTGGTGGACAAAGATATTATTTGGATTGTCGAGGAAGGGCGAGAGCGTAAGGGGATGAAACGCTTACCGCAACATTCACGTAAGCGTAAGCATATTTTGTTAGTGGGTTTGGGGAAGTTACTTAGCGACCACTTAGTTTAAGATTCTTTCCTCGTTGTCTTCTTTGATTCTTGTTGAGTGAGGAAGATTTAATTCTATTCTTCCTGGATTGTGAAGTTTTCTTTTTTACTGGTATTGGGCGTGGGGTTTGAGTTTTAGATCTTTGCATTGGTTAGTGGAAGGAAGGTTTCAAGGGGAGAATTATCATTATGAAAAAGAAACCTTCCTTCGCTTAATTAACTACGATACATTTTATCAAGTTCTATGGTTTTTGATACCCAAATTTGCTTGAATTCTAAAGACTTAGCCTGTCGTATAGCAGTCTTTAAATTTGCTCGTCTTTTAAAATATAGTTCTTTGTTCATGGTTACTCTCCTTTTGAAAAAAATATATTGTTGGCATAGTCAATGGCCTGTTTTTCGGTTAGTCCTTTTTTGAGTCCATCTTCCACTAAGCGCTCTAAATGAGCTTGTACTAGAAAGTTCTTGCTCATATTTCCTCTCCTTCAATCATAATTTCTATTAGATCTTTATTTGAATAGTTATAAGCACAATTCATGCAGAGCTTAAAACCTGCTTGTTCTTGTGTTGATATTTCATCAACTGGATTTTTGCATAATTCGCATAAACTCATGCTTCCTCCTCTTGGTTAAAGTTTGGGTTGAGTCTGATTTCTCTATCAAAATCATTCTCTACTGGTTTAAAGTTTTCTAGTAGCGCCTTGCAATAAGCGACTTCTCCCTCTAGTTTTCTTGCGGTTTTGAATTCCATTATCTTTTCTTGATACCATTCTTGGCGCAATTCGTTTTCCAGATCGTATATGCGAGTTTCTAATTGATCTTTGGAAAGACTGTCTAAGTAAAGTTTATTCATTACACTTCCTCCTTGGTTATATTTTTTGCGTGTTGTGACCAATACATTATGAATGTTTCTAACCTTTCAATATCTTTTGCCAACATGGATTCATCTTCAACATTAATTGTGCAATTAATTGTCTCCGTTATATTTTGAAAAGAATGACTTATTTCTTTTAAATCTTCTTGTAAAAAATTAACTAATCTATTCATATTTTTCTCCTTTATTTCCTTTTAACAAGTTTATTAATTAGTTCTTTAGTTAATTTCATACCTAATTTATCCTCTAATTTTTCAAGATAAATTGAATACCCTATAGGGCATATAAATTTTCCCCAATTTAAGTCAGCTTCATAAATCTTATCTAAATTTTCATCAATTATTTGAGATTCTTCTAATGAACATAATCCATTGTTATATAAACAATCAACAGCGCCATCATCAAAATGAAACATTAAGTCATTTTTATGAAGTTTGATAAGATAGTCTTTGGCTTTTTTAATGTCATAGCTATTTTCTTTCATGGTTATTTCTCCTTAATTCTTTGAATATCAAATATAAAACGATCTACGCCTTTGAATTTGTTTGGTTTATAAGTGTTAAGTAGCTTTATAACTTCGCTACCGCTTATGCGAATATGTTGTCCGAAAGCTAGTTCTTCTTTGTATTCGCTATCAATGTAATTGATTAGTAAGTTGTACATGGTTATTTCTCCTTTAATTTGTAGATAGCTTCGTTATATCCGTCAACAAAGCTAAGCATTTCTTCTTTTGAATTAAACCTTTTCAAGTCGTGTCCGTAGTAATGCCCTAAAGTTATGGAATACTTATTGAAAAGTAATCCCTCTTTGTTGATTTTCTCTGCTGTCGCTACATGGTCGAAACCATACTTTTTGCAATTCTTTTGGAATTGTTCGCATTGAAAAGCGTAGCAGTATTTTTTATCTCCTCTCAGAACAAAAGTAATGTTTTCCTTTGCTTGTTTAAATTTTAGCTCTCTTTCTTTTTGAAAGCGTTCCATTCTTTCTTCTAGATCTTTAAATGTTTCAGTTGTCATTAATAATTCTCCTAAAATTATTTCTTAATATTTAAATCCTTTAAATTATGTCCTTCAAAATCTACAGACGCATCAACTTGGTCATTCATGTTCTCATATAACATAATTTTTGCTTTATCCTTTGCCTCTAAAAGATCTTTGGCTTGTACTTCGTAACAGCCAACATATTCAGCTTTTACTTTAATAACAAATTTATCCATTTTTATTTCTCCTCTAGTAATTTATTTCTTTTCTCAATGAAATCATCATCTTCAATATCCCAAGTAAGCCAACCGCCAAAAAAATAAAGAGTCTTGCCATTTATTTCTTGTGGTTTAATAGCCATGATTTCGTCAATGAAGTTGCCATCACTTCCATCATCCATATTTGGATTCTCCATCCAATTATTGATACAAGTTTTTACAAATCTATAAAACTCATCTCTTTCCATGTAAGGCATCGCCCAACCATTCCAACCATTACTATTTGCATCTATCCAACAATCATAAATTAGTTTAGGATCTTTGGTTTCATAATAATCGTCAAAACATACTTTTGATTTAAACAGCATATTATTTTCTGTCATTGTTATTTCTTCTGCCATTGTTATTTCTCCTTTAAAAGTTTATTTAATAAATTGCTCATATCTTTTTCAGTTATATCTTCTCCGATAGCGTCAGATATATTGTCTAAAAAATGAACATCATCTAAAAAGTTAAAACATACATCTATTATGTTTTTTTCTTTGTCTGTTAGTTTTGGCATTGATAATTCTCCTTTAATTAGTTAATCAATTTATTCATACTACCATGTTGAATATCATTTGCAACACCTAAACATCATTTATTTACACTTTATATATAAGTAATAAATAAGCATTTTAGTGAATAAATGACATAAAAAGATTAAAATACCTTATGGAAGCAAAGAAAAAACCTGGAAGAAAGCGTATTACCTTCACAGAAGAACAATTAGAAGAAATTAAACACTTAGCTGGTCTTGGTGTGTCAGAATCGGCTATTGCCGATAAAATGGGCGTTTCATTAAGTACGATTGCTAGACGTAAACGTGATTCTGATAAATTTGATACATATATAAGAGCTGGAAAGCTGAAATCGGTGGCTGAGGTGTCTAATGCCTTGTATGACTCCGCAACTGGAAGAAACGGAAATCCGCCCAACGTATCAGCTCAGATCTTTTTCTTGAAAAATCGAGGGGGCAAAGTTGCTGAGTGGAGTGACGTTCAAAAAATAGAAAATACGTTTTCACTCGGAGAAGTTATCGATTCAGCAAGGCAACGCATACCAAATGCAACTCAAACTGCCAAACGCCTTGATGAGCCAATAAACAAAGGCAAGGGCATTTTCTTAGATA